TCATGCCGCCACCTGGGCCGGGGCGCCCTGCCCCGCCGCCAAGTCCCGGACCAGGCTCGCCAACCCATCCAGGCGCAGCCGAACGTCAGCGCCGGCAGGCCCCACATCCACCCGGTCCACCAGCAGCCGGACGATCCGCGCCTGCTCCGCCGGAAACAGCTCGTCCCACAGCGGATCCAGCCGCTCCAGCGCCAGCCGCACCTCATCCTCGGCCAGATCCGGTGCCGAGGCCCGAGCCGCCTGCCATGTTCCCAGCACCACCTCCGGCTGGCGCAGCAGCGCCCTCACCTGCGCTACTACCGCGCCCTCGACCTGATCGGCCGACAGACGGGAGATTGGCGGCCCGTCCGCCGCACAGCCCTTCAGCACGGCCTGGCTGACGTAGTAGCGGTAGAGCCGCCCGCCGGACTTGCGGGTGTGGGTCGGCGACATCGCCCGGCCGTCGCTGCCGAAGATCAGCCCTCGCAGCAGTGCCGGCGTCTGCGACCGGCTGGCACTGGCCCGTGCCCGTGGGCTCTCCACCATCAGGGCGTGCGCCTCGTTCCACAGCGCCTGCGGGATGATGGCGGAATGCTCGCCCGGGTAGGACTTTCCCTTGTGCACCGCCTCGCCGAGATAGGTCCGGTTGTTCAACAGCTTGTAGATGTCGCCCCGGCCAAAGGGCCTGCCGTGCTTGGTGGTGACGCCCTCCTCCCGCAGCGCCTGGATCAGCGCCTTGCCGGAGCCGAGCTGCGCGAAGCCCTGGAACACCCGCACCACCACTGCCGCCTCGGCTTCCTTCACCACAAGCTTGCGGTCGCGCGCGTCGTAGCCGAGCGGCACATAGCCGCCCATCCAGATCCCCCTCGCCCGCGATGTCGCCACCTTGTCGCGGATCCGCTCGCCGATGACCTCGCGCTCGAACTGCGCGAAGCTGAGCAGGATGTTCAGCGTCAGCCGGCCCATGCTGGTCGTCGTGTTGAAGGACTGCGTCACGCTGACGAAGGTGACGCTGTGGGCGTCGAACACCTCCACCAGCTTGGCGAAGTCCATCAGCGCCCGCGACAGGCGGTCGATTTTGTAGACCACCACCACATCGACCAGGCCCTGCTCGATGTCCGCCAGCAGGCGCCGCAGCGCCGGCCGCTCCAGGGTGCCGCCGGAGACGCCGCCGTCGTCATAACGGTCCCGCACCAGCACCCAGCCCTCGGCCCGCTGGCTGGCGATGTAGGCCTCCGCCGCGTCCCGCTGGGCGTCCAGGCTGTTGAAGGCCATGTCCAGCCCCTCCTCGCTGGACTTGCGGGTGTAGACGGCGCAGCGGAGCTTCCTGGCTACGGCAGGCAGCGCCGGCTCGGGTGCCCGGGAAGTTGCGCGTCTCATGCGGCACCTCGGCGGGTCTTGAGGCCAAAGAAGGTCCAGCCGTTCCAGCGGGTGCCGGTGATGTGCCGGGCTACCGCCGACAGGGACTGGTAGGGCCGGCCCCCGTACTCGTAGCCGCTGGCCAGCACGGTGACGCAGTGCTCGACGCCCGCGTGCTCGCGGATCAGCCGGGTGCCGACCATCGGCTTGTCGTCGCCGCGGATGCGCCGGACCACCACGTTGCCGCCATCCAGCTGCTCGCCCAGCGCCGCGAGTCTCGCCACCGTCTCCGGCTTCAGGCCGCCATAGGCCAGCTCCTGGATGCGGTAGGCCAGCCGGGTCTCCAGGAAGCGCCGGTTGTAGGGCGGCGGCTCGGAGCCGAAGAGCTCGCGCCACTGCTGCTTCAGGTCGGGCGTGGCGGTCGCCTGCAGCCCCGCCAGGCGCCGCAGCACGTCGGCGGGCGGAATTGCCGGGACCACCGGTGCCGCGACCGCGGGCGAAGCTCTGGAGGCCCGCCGTGGGATCTTCATCTGCGGGTTGATGTTGGTAGTGCGGCTCATGCGCGACTCCGGTTGGTCCGGTTCGCACACACGCTCTCCTCGGCGGTGAAGTGTAGTGAACTCTCTCCGGTCCCGGCACAGTTAGCGGCGTCTCCCGCTCGGCCCTGCGCCGCGCGTTGCCGTAGCCGCAGCAGGCCAGTAGCCAGGATCGTGCAGACCTCACGAAGGTGCGGCTGGAGGTGGGGGTTGCCGAGGGTGGAGGATGGGATGCGTGCCATCCCCTCCCAATACTCATTCAGCCGACAATCCGTATCACGCCGCCAATGCAGATTGTGTTCGACTCTTGGCTTCTGCTGTTGATAGAACGGAGAGCGAACATATCTCCAGGCTGTCATGTGATGAGCAAGGACGATTTTCAGCGTTTCGCCAGCCAGCGGTTCCTCCGGACCGTCGAGCCCAGCCTACTGCGGGCCTTCTTTGAGCGATATGGAATCCCCCAGGAGAGGCTTGACCTGTCGCCGTTGGAAACCTGTCCCGACGAGGGACGGGCCGCAGTTACCACCTATCTCCTCTGCACGCCGAAGAATGCGTTTCCGGAGAGCTTAACAGCCGACCTGCACCGCATCGAGCGCCTTGGTAAGCCGGTTGGCCAGGAGACCCTCCTGCAGGAGGCCCGGCGCCGGGGCGTTGAGTTGGTGCCGCCCGTGCTCCACGCGAAAATCGGCGCACGGAGCCTCGCCCTCCACGCCTTCATCAACCAGCCTGACATATTTGAGGGTGCAGAGATTGGGCTGGCCTTTCTCCAGCCGCAGGCGGTCATGGAGTTTGTGGCGCCGGAGGAGGGCATTTCCGCCGATGTCAGCGATGACTGTCTGCGGGCGCTCGAGGCGCGAGCTCGCGCAATTTTCCAGGCAGAGCTCCGTGATGAATTTTGCGAAGCGATGTCCTACCATGACGGCGACGAGGTAAAGGTTTCTATCCGTCACGGGGCGCTGCTCACCACCACTGAGGTTGTCGAAGACGGACGCAAGTGCATCCGCAGTTTCCGCGAGATCGACAATGCTGTCCTGGCATATTCCGCCCTGGACGGTCGGCTGAAGATCTGGGGGTGCAGTAAGTCTAGCCGCACCGCGCTAGCCAAGACCTTTGCGGAGGTCGTCCTTGAACGCCCAGGACTGTTCAGTGCTGCGGCTTCGCGGCGCCTCTACACGCTGCATGCCGTCGAGCGGGCTGGCGCCGCTTTCAAGTTTCGGTACGGGCACGACGCAGGTATCGCCCAGATCCAGATCTATGAGGCGCAGGCCAACAAGGTGGCGGTCGGAAAGCGTGGCCGCGAAAAGGTGGTCCGTTCACTAATCGCACGTGAGGCCGATGGGAACGCTTTGCAGGTTCTGCTCGAATCGCGCCCCGAGATCAGCTTTCCGTCCGGCACGTGGCGTCTTGCTCACCTGATCTTCAAGATCACGTTGGCGGCGGAAGGTACGAGGCCGCCCGTTATTACCGTTAAGATCAAGCCCAGCGATTCGCTCAGCTTCCCAAGAGAACACCACCAGCGGCGCGTCATGACGCTGCTTGCAATGAATGAGATGCTGTGTGACCGAGAGCCTGCCCGTACTGCTGTTGCGGCAGAGTGAGGGCGGGGATCCGGCATATCTGCTCGGTGTCCCCGACCTCTCGCCCGGTGCTGCCAGCGCCTTCCAGCGGCTGATTCAGCTCGGCGCGATCTTGTACGACCGTCTGGTCGACACCTGGGACCCTTGCGCTACATGCAGTTGCGGCGCAGACGATCGCCGCATCAGGTGGATCGACGGAGCACCCGTCGCGATTTGTCCGCTTTCCTGCGACGACGACGAGATCCTCGACCCCGGTGACTTGCAGCTTTTCTGGATCTCGTTGAGCCGCCTGGCCGAGCTGGTGGGTCGTGCCGCGGCGCTGGACGATCGCCCCGAACAGGTCGCGCCTGGCCTATGGCGCCTGGGGCGCATGGCAGGAGGTCGTGTACTGTTGCTGGCCACCTCATCTTCGGCTGTGCGGCGTGCTGGCGCCTTCGATCGCCTGAAGGCTGTGGACAAGGCGGCACGCTTTACGGTGATTGCCGCGGTCACTTCTGCCGTTGACGTTTCTGAATTGGCGGAGCGAGGGGTCGATGTCGTACCGCCCCACGAGGCATTCATGGCGAGCGAACTGGACCAACCCGTACGGGTCGATTTGAACAGGCTGCTGGTCGTCACAGATTCATCCGACCCCGATGTGCTGGAAGTGAATCCGAGGGCATTCACCTCCGTGTTCGGCGGGCAGGCATTGAAGCTCGAGCCGCGTGACGCTCGGGTGCTGAACGTCCTGGCACGTGAGGCCGATGACGGCGAAGCCGCGGCAACCAGGGACGACCTGTACCGCGCGTTGTTGGGCCGGGACGATGCTGAGGCCCCTATCAGCGACGAGCAGGTTGACAAGGCGGTCAGCCGAATCCGCGGAGCTCTCTGCAACGCAAGGGGCCTACTCCGCGCCAATGGCAAACGGCTGATTGCCGCAGCCCGGGGCCATGGATACCGCCTTGTGACGCCGCCCATCCGGGTCCTGATCAGGTAGGCGACACGGCCCGAGAGGAAGCCGAGCGGTTTCGGGAGGAAGCCGAGAGGCCTGCCCCCGACGTGAGCGCGAAGGTCGGCCATCGCAACACGATGGATGGACCCGCTAATGGCTCAGTCGCCTCGAATCGCCGACCTCGCCCCAATCCACTGCTTGGCCACGAAAGAGGCGCGCCGCCTCTGCCGCACCCTGCACCTCCCTGAACGCGAGCACGAGGATTTGCGCCAGGATCTCCTGCTTGATTTCCTGAACCGGCTGCCAGCGTTCGATCCGGGCAGGGCAGATCTTCCGGCATTTGCAATGGTGTGCTTTCGCCATGCCGGTACCCGCATTGCCGGCCGCGTCAAAATTGAGCGCGCCGCCCGCCTTCCGCGCTCCTTGGACGACGCAGTTCCCAACTCCGAAGGGCTGACCTTCGCCGACACCATCGGCGAAGCCGAAGGCTACAGCGCGTGGTGGGGCCAGCCCACGGACGCCATCGCGGCCCTGGAGCGCCGGCTCGACCTGGAGCGCGCGGCCAGCATCATCGCCCCCGAGGACTACCTGCTCTGCACCGCGCTCAGCGAGCACACGCCGCACGAGTTCGGTGAGCAGAAAACCATGCCACGGATGCGCATCTACCGCCGCATCCGGGAGATGCGCCTGCGGCTGATCGCCGCTGGCATCCCCTCGGCCGCCTGATACGGATCTGGAGGTGGCTGAGTAATGGTGGTCATGGACACACCCATCCCTGACATCCCCGCAGTGGCGAAGCCTCTCACGGAGGCGGCGCTCTGCACCTGGCTGGGCGCCGCGGCCCCCGGCGACAGCATCACCTATCACCGCGGCGCGCTCGCCCGGCAGGTCTGTCCGCAGTTGCAGTGCCTGTCGGAGCATGAGCGAACCGTGCTGCGGCGCCTGGCGACCCGTGCCAGGAAGCTGGCCGAGCTTGGCCTCGCAGACATCGTGCAGCGTCGTTATGGCTGCGAGGACTACGCCTACATCCTCGTCGCCCGCCGTCGCCCGCGCCACGCTGCGTCGTCCATCCTGCCGCTGCTGCTCGCGGAGGCCGCGTAATGGACGCGCATCTTTCCAACCGCCCCAGCCTCGACGCGCTGCGGCACATGCCGGTGAGCGACGTCATCGCGCTCCCCGCCGAGCATCTGGCGCTGCTGCAGACTGATGCGCGCGAGGCGCTGCAGGCAGCCAAGCAGATGCAGGACTGGATCGAGGCCGCAATTGCGCTTGGTTACCGGCAGCGTGCCGTCAGCGCGCGTGCCACGGCCCGCAAGGGGATGGGCACGGTCCGCTTCCAGGTCGGTGCCGCGCGGATCACGGTCGACCTGCCGAAAAAGGTAGAATGGGATCAGACGCGGCTTGCCGCGCTGTCCGAGCAGATCCGTGCCGGCGGTGAGGATCCCGGCCAGTACGTCGAGGTCAGCTTCAAGGTTAGGGAGCGGGCTTACGCCGCTTGGCCGGAACGCATTCGCGCCGCCTTCAAACCGACCCGCACCGTGCATACCGGCCGCGCCACCTATCGCGTCGTCATCCTGTCCGAGAAGGCGCTGCACTACAGTCCGCATGCCGCCGGAATCATCTCGATGCGGGAACGCCTCTGATGGCGCTCCGGATCGTCACCGCCGACGAGCGCCTGTCGAGCACGGCCAACAAGACTACCATTGCGTTATTCGGCCCGACGGGCGTCGGCAAGACCTCGCTGCTCAAGTCTCTGCCCGTTGCGGACACGATTTGCATCGATCTCGAGGCCGGCCTCAAGTCGGTGCAGGAGTGGCCCGGTGACAGCATCCCGGTCCGCCGCTTCGAGGACGCCATCGATATCGCCTGCCTGATCGGAGGGGTGAACCCAGCCGCCAGTCCGAACGGATTCTTCTCGGGGGCGCACTACAAGCACCTCACCGACACGCATCCGGATCTCGTGCCGCTGTTCGCGAGGAAATCCATCGTGTTCGTGGACAGTGTCACCGACTTCGCGCGACAGGGGATGACCTGGGCCACGCAGCAGCCTGAGGCCTTCTCTGACAAGACCGGCAAGCCAGACACCCGTGGCGCCTATGGCCTGCTCGCCCGCGGGGTCATCGGCGTGCTGAAGCATCTGCAGCACGCACCCGGCAAAACAACGATCATGGTTGGCATACTGGAGCGCGTTACCGACGAGTTCGGCAAGGTCATCTGGCAGCCGCAGATGGAGGGCAGCAAAGCGGCGCGCGAGCTACCCGGCATTGTCGACCAAGTCGTCACCATGGGGCTGTTCAGCCGCCATGGTGACGTTTGGCGCCACGACCCGGAGCGCGGGACCGAGCGCCGCCTCGTCTGCCGCGCCGGCAACAGTTTCGGCCTGCCGGCAAAGGATCGCTCCGGCCGTCTGGAAGAGACGGAGCCGGCTGACCTCTCTGCGCTGCTGCGCAAGATCAACGCAACCAGCACCATTCAAAGGTGATCACATGACCTACGACATGAACGATGCCGAACCGCCGCGCGGTTCTGACCTCATCCCGGACGGCAGCTTCGTGAAGGTCACCCTGCATCTCCGCAAAGGTGGGGTGGACGGCCAGGGCGAGGCCGACCGCGGCCTGCTCAAGGCGAGCAAGACGGTGGGCAGCGACGTCAAGATGTTGGACTGCGAGTTCACCGTTACCGCCGGAACGCACATCCGCCGCAAGTTCTGGCAGTCCTTCACCGTCACCGGCGGGAAGGTGGACGAGCAGGGTGTCTCGATCGGCTGGAAGATCTCGAAGGGCGTCTTCCGGGCGATGATCGACAGCGCGCTCGGCCTGGACCCCCAGGATATGAGCGACGCGGCGAAGGCCAAGCGCAAGCTGCGCGGCCTGTCCGACCTGCACGGCATCACCTTTGCCGCCAAGGTTCGGGTCGAACCCGCTAACGACCCGCGCTACGCCGACAGCAATCGGCTGGACCGGGTCGTGCTGCCGACCGAGCCGGAATATGCCGAGGTCATGGCAGGCGAAGCTGTCCCGGCGGTGCCCAACAACCGGCGGACGCGTGCGCCCGCTGGCGCAGCCGCCACGCCGCCCGCCTGGTCCGCCCCGGCCGCCACGCCCGCGGGACCCCGCGCGTGGGAACGTCCGGCCAATGCGAGTCCCGCTCCCGCGGTGCAGCAGCCCGCGGCTCCGCCCGCGCCGGCTCCCGCTGTCAGCGGCCCGGCTTGGTTGAACGAGTGATGCGCAAATGGTTCGGCACCGCTGGAAGCGGCCGGCACAACCGCGCGCTGCGGCCAAGTCCCTCCCATTGCCGCGCGGCTGCTCGCCCGAGGACCAGGTTCGTCGCCTCACCTGCGCGCTCTGCGGGCGAGAGGCGAAGGGCTTTGGTTACGTCCATGAGCTGCGCTGGGACGAGTTTCCGCATCACCGCTTTTGCTCGACGCGGTGCTGCGAGGCGGGCAGCGCGTTCGGCCGGAGGTCGAACGGCATGATCGACAAGACGCAGATGGAGGAGCGTGCGGTGAAGGACGCGCGCCAATCGCTGGCCGAAATCCTGGTGGAACTGAACCTCATGGCGCCGTTCCAGGACCGGAGCGCGGTGGAGATCGACCGCATCATCGAGGCCTGCGTCGATGGCTTTCAGGCCTCGATGCAACGCCAAGCCGCCGAGCGGGATCCGCTCGACGATCCGATCCCGTTTTGAGGATCACCATGATCCTCGATCTGAACCATCATTCCGGCCTGGATTATGTACCCGCTGTCGATGGTGTCCCCGCTACCACGGTGCGCGTCAACGCGCGTGTCGATGCCGCGCTGGTCGCGCGCAACCAGCGGCAGCGCCAACGTGACTATCTCGGCGGTAGCCGTATCGGTGAGGCGTGCACCCGAAAGCTGGTTTACGAGGTGGCTCATACCCCGAAGGACACCGGCTGCGATTTCGAAAGTGGCATCCTGCGCATCTTCGACGCCGGGCACCAGTTCGAGACGCTGTCCATCCGCTGGCTCCGTCTGGCCGGGTTCGATCTGCGCGATCGCGGCGCCAGTGGCGAGCTGTTCGGATTTGCCGCCGCGGGCGGAAAGCTGCGCGGCCATGCCGATGGCGTCATCGTGGCCGGCCCCGTTGTCGGCATCCGCTGGCCGTCGCTCTGGGAGCACAAAGCCCTCGGCCAGAAGTCGTGGAACGACCTGGTCAAACACGGTCTGCGCCAATCGAAGCCCATCTACTTTGCCCAGGTGGAGCTCTACATGGCCTATCTCGAACTCGAGGTCGCCCTGCTCACCGCGCTGAACCGCGACACGCTGGCGCTGTACCATGAGGCGGTGCCATTTGATGCCGCTGAGGCGCAGTGCCTCTCCGATCGGGCGGTCGAGATTCTCCGTGCTGCCGAGGCCGGGGAAATGCCGCCCCGCATTGCGGCGCACAGCGATTTCTATCGCTGCCGCTTCTGTCCCTATGCGGCCCGCTGCTGGGAGGTGCCTACTTGAACAGCATCACGCCCTCCGACACCCAGCATCGAGCGATCAGGGCGATCCGGGATTGGTTCAGCCAGCAGACAAAGAGGCAACAGATCTTCCGGCTGTTCGGCTTTGCCGGTACCGGCAAATCGACCGTACTGAAGTTTGCCCTGGCCGAGATCGGCCTCGATCCGCATCGCGCTGGCGATGACGGTAAGGGCTGCGTGCCCGGGGTCGTCACCGCCACCTTCACCGGCAAAGCGGCGTTAGTCCTGCGCCGCAAGGGCACGCCGGCACGCACCATCCACAGCCTGATCTACAGCGTCATCGAGGCGACCGACGAGGAGATCGAGGCCGCTGAGAAGAAAATCATCGCGGCGCTGGCCAGCGCGCGGCAGCTTTCCGGTTTCGATCGCACCACCGCTGAGGCGACGATCGAGGCAATGCGTCAGGCGGTCTCTGAGATGAAGCGGCCACGCTTCGCGTTGAACCCGAAGAGCGACGCGGCGCATGCGAGGCTCATTGTGCTCGATGAGGTCTCGATGGTTGGCGAGGACATGGCGCGCCACCTCATGAGCTTCGGCAAGCCGATCCTGGTCCTCGGCGATCCCGGCCAGCTGCCACCCATTCAGGGCGAAGGCGCCTTCACCAAGGATGCGCCCGATATCATGCTCACCGAGATCCACCGCCAGGCCGCCGAGAGTGCCATCATCTGCCTCGCCACCATGGCCCGCGAGGGCGTGCCGATCGGCTTCGGGCAGTACGACACCCACGTCTGGAAGATGCGCAAGTCCGACGTGACGCCGGAGCAGGCACTCCGCGGCGGGCAGGTGATCTGCGGCATGAACGCGACGCGCCTGCAGCTTAACAACGCTATGCGCCAGGCTGCCGGCTTCGGGCCCGGCTGGCTGCCTACCGGCCCTGCAGAGAAGATCGTCTGCCTGAAAAACCAGAACGACCTTGGGCTGATCAACGGCATGTTCCTCTCGCTGGAGGACGTTGTCGACGATTCCAGCCATTTTTTCTCCGCTGTAGTGACGGATGAGGAAGGTAACCGCATCGGGCCGCCGCAGCAGAACGGCAGCCGCGGCAGGCTGCGCATCTACAAGGGGCACTTCGAGGATCACGTCTGCGAATTCCACGGCATCGTGGGCATCGATTCCACGGCATCGTGGGCAGCGGTTCCACGGGATGATGGGCACGGATTCCACGGGATCGTGGGCACCCGGCTGAGG